TCTTGCAAAAGATTCTAAGTATGTGAAGCTTTCATTATCAAGCTTATCTTCTTTGATAAGTTCATGAATTATATCTTCAGCACTTTTAAAATAAAGATCTTCTATGTTTGCTTTTTTTTGCCAATGTACTACATCTTTATTTCTGTTAATTCTATACATCCAATTGAATGCTGTTTTACTCAATCTCCATAATAAATGTTTTTTCTGAGTATAGTCAATAGTAGGGATAATCATAGCTGCTATCTCTCTGTCTTCAGCATTAGAACTTTGCAATAAGTTACAAATATATTCTATCATATCAAGATCTAATATTTGCTTTGATGCACATTTATTAACAACAGTATTTACATTAATTACATCTAATTCTGATTGCTCTATTTTATAAGCAATATTAACTAACAAACCGGTTAACATATAGTTATTTACATCCTCCATATTATGCAGGTTATAACGTGAAGGAGAATTCCACCTTTTATCATATATAACTTGCCTATTAAAGTTAGAATTATAATCATCTATTTCTTTAATTATGTTACTTGTAGATTTGTAAGAGATATAGTAATGTAATTTACACATCATAATACTTTGTCCTATTACTTCATGATTATAATACGTTGCATGAAAATTATTATGAGTAATAATAAAATCTGCTTTCTCATAATCATTTGTAATTGTAATACCATGTTCTTTACAAGCAGCTTTAACTCTATTTATAGATATAGGACATAATGGTAGTATAAAACCTTTCTTTTTTGTTTTAAATGTACCTACTGTTAATGTTTCTTTTGATATAATGTCTTTCAACTTCTCATAATCAATACTTCTGTGTGTTGCTATAACTGTTTCAACACCTGAGCTAGTAAGCACCCCATATTTTGGGGTACTTTCTAGTTCAAAGTATTGTAAAGCAGTAGCATCAAATTCTTGATAAACTGATTTACTTGCCATATTATTTCATTGTCATTTTTACAATTTCTGGATTCATCATCATCTTATTAAACTTTTGTTTATTGCCATTGAAAATAGAGCGGACAATTAAATACTTAAGGTCATTTGTAAAGTAATCTTTTGTACATAAAGCAATTAACCTGTCTGTAATTTTCTTGTCAATTGTATTTTCTTTAGAATAAACAACTGCATAATTAGATAAACGTGTTGCAAGGGTAGATGCAATATCTGCACGATAGTTATCATTATTACCAATACAACTTCTAAGCTCATTTAAAATGTACTGCTCACTTTCATGAGTCAATAAATCTTTTGGTGTTACAAGCTTATCTAATTTATTATTGATAAATGTAGTAAACATACTAGCAAAAGCATCTCCAACAGATCCTTCACCAATCATTTGAATCATTGGTAAATTACTTTCAAATGATTCAAAGCTGGATATAGCATTAAAAAATGTACTAATAGATCTTGAGTTGGTTTCTTGTGTTACAAGTTCAGGATGTAATAACAAAAAGTTAATACATCTTGTATCTATTCCTGCTTCTTCTGCCCAACGAGCCCATACGTCTACATCAAATTTTAGATTAGCTGTAATATATCTTGTCTTTTGAGCTGAGTCAACAGAGTTTACCATATAATCTCCATTGTCAGGATTAGCAGTTAATATAATATGCCAATCTTTTGGTAGACTCCAAGAGATATAAGACTGTCTATCAATTAGCTCCATACAAGCTTGAATAAAACGTACATCAGCACGGTTCCAGTCATCTAATAATAGAATACCACCGTTCTTTTTATCTGCAATCCATTCTGGTGCACAATAAGACATTCTATTTTTACCGGTCATTTTCCAACCTTGTCTCATATATTCTTCTACTGCTAGTTCATCAACCCATTGACCAACTTTTTTAGTAATATTTGCATTTGCTACTTGAGCAGAAGCTGCGGCTTTTTGTGCAGCAGTATATTGAAGATCATCTATCTTCTGATTAGGTACTTTCTTTTCTTTGTACATTTGATATTGACGTACAGGAAAACCTACTAAGTCACCTAGTTCTTCTATCTGTGCTAAGTTCAACTTAACAAAATCTAAATTATTTTCTTTAGCAATTTCTATAATGGTTGATGTTTTACCAATACCTGATTCACCTACAACTTCAATTGCTACTGGATTTTTTCCTTCAGCTTGAATCTTGCGGTTATTATTAATAATATGATTTACAAAACCTTTTAATTCATCAATGTTTAAACTTACTTGTGCCATGATATTTTTTATTTAATTTTTTAATTTATAATTCAGCTGTAAAATTACATTCACCTTGTTCTTTTACACAGTTGTATATTCTTTTTCCTAATACATAGTCAGCGTATTCTGATAAAAGATCTTTATCTAGTTTAGGTTTATTACCTTTTTCTAAATATTCATGAAAAGTTAATGGTGCATCATCTGGATCTTTATATAAATCAAAGTATGCTAATAAGCTCTCTTTTAATTCACCAAAATTATTTTCAATTTCTTCTAATCCTCTTTCTATACCATTAAGATCATCTTTATGAAAATAATAATCTAAGTATCCCGGTACAGTTCCGCTTACACCAAATCTATTTGCTGCCTCACTTGATTGTACCCCAAACATAAACTTTCCACAGATGTCTCCGTCATAATATCTTCCCATAATTAATTAAGTTTTATTACTTTACCAGGTAACTCATCATTCATTTGAGATACACTACTTAGAACCCATAATGTATTCTTAGGACAGTTTTCTGGAGAAGATGCTTCACCATCTGTTAAATATATAAGTGCTGTATACTTATTTTTATTATAATGATCAATCACAGGTTGAAATGATGTACCACCACGACCTTTAATTTCTAAATCTTTCTTTGGATTAAAATCCTCTACAGAATTTAATCTTGTATCACACAGTGCAATAGTAATTTTATTACCTGTTTTATGCATATGTACAAGCTCATTCATAAATTCTTTTAACTCATCACTAGATACAGATCCTGAAGTATCAATACCAACAAGTATGTGATTTTTAAATTTAATCTTAAGACCTGGGTTTTCTATATATCTTTTGTTATACTTTCTTCTAAGCTTCTTGGTATAAGAGATGGTAGAATTTCCAACAAATCTTCTTAGATAACCTTTCCAATCAAATTTAGCAGGTTCTATATGTAAAAGTCTTTCTATGATTTCTGCAAGTTCGCCAGGTATGCTACCTTGTTTTTTTGATGTTTGTTCGGCAGATTCTTTTAACTGATGTTCAATTTGTTTTTGAACTAACTTCTGATCTGCTTCACTTAACTCATCAAATTCATCCCAGGTAGAATGATCATATTGAGAATTACCATCCATCTGATCTAACAAATTATCTAGAGATGGAGACTGACCACTGTCTTGAGCTTGCTTTAATATATCATAATAAACTTTAGTACCAGCTTTCACAGGAAGATTTAATTCCGGAAAACTGGATAATAATAATCCACCTTCAGGTAAATTACTTTCCAATATGTATTGGTTTATTTCTAGATCTGCAGCAATATTAAATAACTTTTTATCACTGTACATATTTCTGGTTATTAAATGGCCAAAAGCTATATGCAAAAGCTCATGCTTGATTAAACCAAATCTATGATCATCAGATAAATCTATATAAAATTTTGGATTTATAGCTAGACTAACACCAATGTTTTGTTTACTGACACCAGCAGTAGGTATCCTTTCAGTATATTCTTTGTTTATACCAATTAAAAAAAGCCCGTAAAAGGGCTCTTTAAATATTAAATTCTTAGTTGTCTTTGCAACTAAATCTTGTATGTTATTCATCTTATAGTTACTTTAATATCTTTAACAAATGTCATTGTGGTGATATTTAATAAAAGTTTACCAATAATATTTTCAAATATATCTTGATATTCATAAGTATCATTGTTTTTAATTTCATCATACAAAGCATTTAATGTGAAATTTTCAGGTACTTCTTTTATTTTATATTCAAGTGATTCAACAGCTGTTATAAACTCCGATCTCCTACTTAAATTAATAGCTTTATATAAAAGCTTAAGATATAAATCATTTAATTTTAAATTTTTAATATTTTCTATTGCTACTTCAAAATCTTCATTACCACTATTAATCATATTAACTAATGAGAAAAATTCATTTGTATTGATAGTTTTATTCATCTTTTAATATTTTAATGATTACGCCTGGATTTTTTTTGTCATACGTATACTTATCAAATACAGGTATTAAATTATCTGCATTATCATCTTCAATCCATCCGTGTTTAACCATATCATCTTGAATGGTTTGTGCGGGATTTATATAATCAAATTTATGACGTGTACTTCTTATGAATTCAAAAGCTATTTTAACAGGCTTTGACAATTTACTCACCTCTTCTTTAAATTCATCTGCATACATTTCAAAATATTGCTTTGTTGATTTCCTATAGTTCATTACAGTTTTACTAGCAATAAAATATTTACCAGTCCATCTTCTACCATTCTTACTAGATGGTACGTTATATGGAATAAACCATCTTTTAACTTCTATCATATTTATAATTTTAATGTATCTTTTAATAATGGTTTAAGAACTTCATGTAATTCACTTACACTGTGAGTTCTAACTGCATCAGATATATCTTTACATAAAGGTGATACTATACCATTTATGTCATACAATGCTTTGTATTTCTTTACAGCATTTAATCCGGCATCATCATTATCAAATAAGGTTATTACTTTCTTATATTTTTCTTTAAGATTTTCAATTACATAAGGTTTAATAATTGTATTCTCACTGTCAGGTGCAATAACATCAATGTTATAACCAATGCTTTCTAAACACATTGCATCTTTAAGTGAAGAACAAATAACTAAAAATGGATTCTTTTCTGAAATCTGATCTATACCTTGTATATAAGGCATTACTTTATAAAACTTATGTTTATCATTGTAAGGTCTATATATTTTATATAGTTCATCATTCTTGTTAAAATAACCATACATATTGGGCCCACTAATTTTTAGTTTATCAATTTTATCTTCTTCTAAAATTAAATTGTAATACTCTAGTGGTTTAACGTTGTATTTATTTAGTATACTTGATCCAATATTAAATGATATCCAATAGTTAGCATCACTTTTATTCCAGGATCTAACTTTTACATAATCTACTTTCCATTTGTTTTGTTTTTTCAATACTATATTTTCAAAACTTTCAGATTGTAGAAAATTATTATAATCATTAATTATTTTCTCAATAGAATTTGCAAAATTCAAATTAAATAAATACATAATTAAATGTATCTTATTCCCAAACTTACCTGTAGAAAAATCTTTGTAGACATATTGTTGAGTTTTAGTCCCATCAATATTATATGCATTGTCTACATATAAACACATGCTAGGTGTTTTTTCTGAAGGATTAAAGATAGATTTTATCTTTATGTCTTGTCCAGTTAATTTTTCTGATAAATTTAGATAATACTGAAACACCCAATAGCTAGGTACATCATATATGTTAGCTACTAAATTTCTTGTATTAATCATTTTATTATGTGATTAATATAGGGGACCAATATAGCCCCCTATATATTGTTAAACTATGACAAATCAAAAGTATCATTTGCACTGAAACTGTTAGGTTCAAATGAATCAACAGTTGGTGTAGATTTAGTTTTTAATTCTTTTAAATGCTCTTCTTTATTGTATGTTAACAATCTAGAATTTTCTGCATCTAATTTTTCTAATGGTATACCATCTTTAGATAGTCTTGGTAAGAAAAGGTCATGATTAATATAACCTTCTTGGTTTTGCCATTCTCTTCCACCAACACAAGCATTTATATAAGTGCTACCACTAAATAGTTTATCACATGCTTCAACAAACTCTTCAATAGTTGCAGCTTCAACCATATCTAGTTCATCTCTTTTTTCTAATACTTCACTTAAGAAAATCATTCCTTTTAAGATTTCAGTATCTTTTTGAATATCTCTACCTGATGGTAACGTAGTATCCTTATAAGGGTAAGGGGTAAATCTTATTCTACCAACTTGACCTTCATAACGCTCTCCATTTGGATTACTTGCATCTTTTAAGAATCCTGTGAAGTCTCCACCAATTGGTTTACTTTCAACATGTAGAACAACATTATAAGCATCTGAATCATATGGTGTTTGATCTAAAGTAATCTTATTGATTTTAATTACTTGGTTACCTACAGAAATAATTGGTTTTACTTTGCCTGAACCAGCAGACATGTCTTTTGTACTTAACATAAATTTTTGTTTAATTAATTATTTAATATTATTCATTGTATTCTAATATGCGTTCTTTCACATATTGAAGATCATTTGGGATTGTTACAGATTCAAACATTCCCATTGGTGATTTACAGGTATTCTCTCCATTTGTTTGTGTTTCAAAAACATATTCAAGATTACCATCTTCGTGTTTAATAACTTTACCAAACAACACTATTGAAAATAAGCCTTCCAAAGTTAAAGTATTATCTATCATTTTACCAACAGTTTTTGCTTTAACTTTTCTATGACCATTAATATCAGTTGATTCTTCTGAATGGGTTAAGAAAAATATGAATAAATCATCTCTTAAATCTTTTGGCATTTTTGCAACCTGAGCTAGGTTAGAAGCTATTTGAGTGAATTTATCATAACCTTTTTCATTTGCCCTATCAAAATATTCAAAGCTAGACATATATTGCCAGTCATCTACAACAACATTTTTGATGTGAGGCATATTATCATTAACATGTTTTAAAGCTTTCATAATGCCAACAGAAGTTGACGTTGATGTCAAATTTCCACTAGGATTATCTTTACTTATTTGTTTATAGTTGCTCTTCCAACCTTTAAAAGGTAAAGGTTTATTAGCAATATTAATTATAAATGTTTCATCAGGAATTAGATTCCTAATTGATGTTGATTTACCTGAACCAGATTCAGCAATTATTAATGTACTTGTTGCCATTTTAATTTAATTTATTTAGATTGTTATTAATACTTAGTAATGCTTTTTCTATTCCAATTAGTACATCCACAATAGATCTTTCATCCGGGTTATTAATTTTACCAAAATCTTTATCTAAAGTTAACTGAGTGCTTTTAGTTTTAGATACAGTATCTTTTACATCAATTAATTCCTTTACAGGTATAAGATGTCTTTCAAATCCAGTGCTTGATACAATAAGCTCATATTCTGATTCCCAATATGGATTGTGTTTTAATAAATACAATGTACGTTTAGGATCTTCTGAGTTATAATCTATATCTACAAATTCTGTATATATATCTTTTCCTTTCTTTAATTCACTTGGGAAAAAACTTACATATAATTCATCTTTTCCTGGAGGTCTATATGCCATCTTAGGTATATATAATGAATTTAAATTTCCAATAGTTTGAAAATAATCTTCATGTTCTTCTCTTAGTTTTTCTACTTTCTTTTTTCTTTCAGCAGGTGTCATATTTTAAATTTAATCTAGTATTACAGTTTTATCTCTTATTTCTTTTACTTTTAAAAATATTTGATGCAGTTCTAATACATCTTTTCTTAAATCTCTACCTAACGTTGCGTCATTAGGTCTACTATTTACATAATTATATAGATGTGTGATCATCATTTCATCTAGTGTTTCTTGTGAAACTTGGTGTTTATATTCACCAACTAAGTTTACTAAATCTCTCATAATTATCTTTGTTGTGTTAAAGGAGTAGGCATTTCCCTTATCTCCATCTTTTCAAATTGTGCTTTAAAAAAACTCATTCTTGTATCACCATTTCTAGCTTTTAAGAAATGCAATACTAAAGTTTTATCATCATCAATTATATACCTATCTGGACCATAATATTTAATCTTTTGC